CGCCTAGCCAATCTAACCAAGTAATAAACCACATAGTCTGAAATTATCGAATGATGCAGATCAAAAGTCTTCTGATCAGCATCAAACATATTGTTAGTATCTCCAAACCTCAAAAACTGTTCAGCCAACGCATCCCAATCCAGACCTCCTGGATTAATTGCCAACTTAAACCCAGTGATGTGGCTATTTGCCAAGCACCACACCATCAAAGGTTTTAAGTACTTCTTGATCAACAAATTCAACTCCGGTTCTGGTACATAAAACAACCTAGTCTTATATATCTCAAACTTCTCCAAAGTCTGTGGCTCATCTTTCAACGTAGCCTTTGATAGTGTATAAGGAATCTTACCTTCCAACATACACTTCTCCAACGCCACCATTCTCTCAATAAACCAAGGAGCCACATCAAACCCAGTCTCACCAACTTTAGGTACAAATGCCATAGACGCCTTCCTCCCTTGAGCTGAATTCAACGGTCCAACAGACTTAGACGGATCTTTTGGATTCATCAAATAGTTATCCGGATGACCTACCAAAGCATCGAACCACGTTAGTGGTTCTAATGGTTCAGCAGGCAAAGGCAGTTCTTCAACCGCCTCTCGGACTACAAACTCCATAAGATCACTATCTACAGGTAACATTCCCACCTTAACATCAAACCTCCTAGTGATAGAAGACGTCCACACGACGTTCTCTCCTTCACCTAAAGGTATAGCTCGCCCCGTTCTCGCAGGAACATACTTACCACACAAGTGGCCAAAAGCTGGAAACATCGTAGTCTCATGACTAGTCATTTTCTTCTTCTCTACTTGTCTAACACAACCAAGCGGTATAGTATCTGTAAAATACAACTCCTCTTCATCTGCGCCTTTCATACACCAATTCATATCAGTACGCAAATCAGTATAATCACTCAATGTTGGGTAACCCTTAGGCTTCTCAACATCCATTTGACTAACATACACATCTAAGTTCGCGAAATAAGTGAAAGCTGTTTGCACCAAAAACTTCGATAATGGCACAGCCAACCCGCACCTATTTTCGCAAACAGCCACGTGCATACCTACAACTTTTCCAGAAACATATAATAACTGCCCACAATCTCCTGGGACAGTAACAACTGGTTCATACCAAAGTTCTTTACAAATGTTCTTAATCTCAACCTGATTATCTAACATAGTTGCAGCAACCCTAGGGGTCACTAGCATACTATCAATCAGACTTT